AAGAATATATCAAAGAGGATTTTAGAATGGCACACTTTGATGGCTGGTGTCCAGAAGAACAAGCTATCATAGAGTGTAAGCACACTAACCATTACAATAAGTTAGAGCATGTAAGGGCTAGATACTATGCACAAATCCAACACTACTTAATGATGGCAGAACTTGATGTCTGCTATCTATCAGTCTTGTTTGGTAATGCACGATGGGAATACTGTGCTATCCCATCACATAAAGAGTACCAAGATATTCTAAGTTACAGGCAAGATAAGTTTTGGGATATGGTGGTAAATGATAAAGAGCCAACCGCAGATAATACTGCATGGAGATTATATGAGTAAGATGAGTATACCTGACGAAGCCGTCAAAATATTTAAAGAGTTAAAAATAAATAGTAGTGAAGCCACATGGGATTGTCATGGCACACCTGTTGTATTGCATAAGTATATAGAAATCATAGGCGCTAAACTTAATGTAAGTATAGATAGCCTAGATGTTATAGAAGCCAATGCTAAAGATGGAATAGTCAGCATGAAATGTGTAGCCTCTATCAAAGATAGACAAGTTATATCCTATGGCGAGTGTAGTCCTAAGAATAATAAGAACGCCTATCCATATGCTATGGCAGAGAAACGAGCAGTCGATAGATGTATCTTAAAACTTGCTAACCTACATGGCTTTGTCTACTCAGAGAATGAGATAGATGACAAAGCACCAGCAAGTAAACCTAAGACAGCAGAGAAAAAAGTAATAGCAGATGAACCTACGGTTGCTAAGTTTATTGATGAAATGAATCATGAACAATCGTATACAGAGTTTAATACTACTGTTAAAAAATATCAGGGCGCTATGATTATAGCCAAGAAAGATGATCCTGATTTATACAATGAAGCTAAAACTAAATACGAACTAATCAAAGCAAACCATACGAGGAATCTAAATGTACAATAAAATAACACTAATAGGTAGATTAGGTAGAGATGCCGAAGCTATGGAATCAAAAGCAGGTAATAAATACTGGAAGTTTAGTATTGCTACCAACGAATGGAACTCAAAAAAAGGTGAAGAAGAAACAACCTGGCATAACATCACATGCTTTAATGATTATGTAGGTAAACAACTTGACGAGAAAGGTAAGTCAGGTGCTTTGCTTTATGTAGAAGGTAAACAAACCTACAATACTTATACCAATAAAGATGGCCAAGAAGTTACCGCAGGGCAAGTTGTCATGGATAGGTTTGGTTCTGTTTGTAAAATCATGGAGAAGTCAGCACCTAAATCTAGCGGTAATGTTAAGGATGATTTTGATGATGACCTTCCCCCATTTTAGGAGACACCATGAAAGTAAGAGCAAGACAAAGAGATGTTTATTATTTTATAAAACATTTTATTGCAGCATACAAAGCATCACCTACGTATAAGGAAATATGTGGGGGGTGTCGTATTAAAAGTAAGAGTCATGCCTATGGTTTAGTTAATCATTTGATTGAGCAGGGTTATTTAGAGAAAACCAAAGACACCAACCTGAACAGACAGTTGAAGCTAACCAAGAAAAGGTATAGGATTATGATGTAAACACCTCGAGTTTACCTTCGTTGGGTTCATTTATTTTTTTCATTGCCTAACGATTCCTAACTTCCCCCTCATTGCAGGGGGTTTTTTTTGGTACACCATTGGGTTAGGACATATCTAAACGTGCCTATATGGGCGACTGAGAGCCTCTAAATTACATGGTTTGTTCTAGTTCTGAGCAAATGGTAGCCATTCTTCTAATTGTTCATCCGTCATGGTGGATTCTGGGATATGACAACCTGGAATAGCTTTGATGCCCTTGCCTACCATAATAATAAATAAGAATATTGCTAACACTATTAAAAAATCTTTCATCTAACGTCTCACTAATGAACCACCAAAGTATAATCCTATGATACTAGATACCACATGCGTATCTAATGGTGTGATTACTAATCCACCTAATGGTTTCCATAGTGTCATGTCAGTACTGCTACTAAATATCCAAAAGCCTTTGGATACTGATTCGGTATAGCCAACAAAGATATCCATGTTGGGATCTATGAAGGGTGCTAACTTAGGTAGGACTATGATTGCCATGACACACATCAGGGCAATGTATCTTCTAGTGTTCTTAGTGAATTGATCTGTTACGTTACGTGCTTTGTCAAATTGTTTTGATTGAAAGTCTGCTCTTTGCATTAACATCTTTTGTTGCTCAGCTTTATCTTTGCTGGCTTGAGCCATGATACCTAGAATACCACCCAGTACAGTTGATGCACCCATTGACAGTAGTTCCATTGGTATACCCATGTTATCTCCCTAACGGATTATCGTTTAAAACATTGTATAGCTTTTCAAATTCTTTCTCACTCCAGGAGGTCATGCTCTCCTCCACTTCTGATATCTCATCATAGATTTCTGAGATTTCATCTTTCATTTCTGTAAGCTGAGTTGATTGTGTTTCTACAATACCTTCAAGCTTAGCAATCCTATCTAACAAGACTGAGGTATCAGCCTTCTTAATCTTACCTAGCCTGGTGCTAATCTTCTTTACTTCGTCTACTGTATTTTGGAGCTTTGAATCGTTTGCGCTCATTTTGTAGATTATTCCACCTGCGGCTGGAATTATTGTCAAGACCAGCGATAGTAATACTGCTGGTGTTAAGGTTATACTCTTGCTCCCCTCCATATATCTGCTCCTGTCTTAGACTAACTGTGTCTACTATGCTAATAGAATCAGTAATGATTTGCAAATAAGCAATCGGTAATGGTAATTGCTCTATAACTTTAGGCTTTGTAGTACTGACTTCAAGCGTAGCTTTAGGCCTACTAGTAGTTTTTTTAGCTGTGTTTGTAGGTCTATCAGCTTGAACATTATCTTTTGTTTTAGATTTAGATTTAGTTTTGCTTTGTTTAGATCCTCCATTATTTTTTTCTGTGCTACTTCCACTACTCTTTCCTGTTGCAACTGTTGTTGTTTCTTTTGGCTCATCGCTTTGGTTGGTATTGGCTGTACTTTCTTTGGTCTCCCTCTCCCCTTCTTCTTCTGGTTCTGGCTCTCGTATGTCGCTGCCTCCATCTTCTGGTTCTGCCTTAGCTGTTTCAATTTTGCTTTCTGTTTCTGGCTCAATTTCCCGTCTTTCATCTTTTGTCTCCACCATTTCTGGTTGTGTGGTTTCTGGTTCTGCCATCTCTGGCATCTCTGGTTCAGGCATCTCTTGCCTCACTTCCATTTGTGGTGGTTGTTCAACCACTATCTCCTGGATCTCTTGTATTGGTTCTACCTCAATCATATCAGGCATGTCAACAGGCATTTCTATTTTAATTTCTTGGATTAATGGTGGCATCTCTACCATCTCAGCCATGTCAATACTCATGGTATCAACTGGCTCTGCCATATCCATGTTCATGTTCATCTCTGGCATTTCAATCTCTATGGTAGCAATCGGCTGGATGTCTGGTATCTCTATCATTTCCATCTGTGGTATCTCAACACGTATCTCTTGGATTAAATCTAAAGTAACCTCAGTTGACAGCTCAAGCCCACCAATCATGGTTTCTTCTATGACTACAATCTCCTCAATGATAGCAATAGGTTCAATCACTTGTTCAACGATTGGCTCAACGACCACCACTTCTTCTATGACTGGCTCAATCACAACGATCGGTTCAATGACAGCGATCGGTTCAATGACAACAGGCTCAACCACAACTGGTTCAACCACAGGTGCTACATAATCCTGGTAAGTTACCATCAACTCATAGTTATCAGTGATTGGACCTAGCCAATGACTTGAGTCTCCTGTGTCTATGCCTGACAACTCAAAGCCTATGGCTACATTGTCAGTTAAGAAAGTATCATTGATTGACTTGGTAAAGGTATGATGAGTCCAACCATCTTCGTAGGGTACAGCAACAGTATGACTAGATATCTCGGTGGTTGTGCCATCGGTAAAGGTAATGTTAGTTACTATGGTGTCATCACCACCAGCAGTACACCAACCAGTTGCAGTATTACCACAACCATAGCCGTTGTACTTTACGGTATACGACTTTATTTCTTTGCCTTGCTCGATACCAGTTAGGTCAACCAGTTGTGATATGGTGCTGGTTTGTCCATTGAATCTTACAGTTGGGCTGTTACCTGCATCACTATAAGAATTAGCATCACGCTTAACATTAGAATCTGAAAGAGTCCACCCATCTGTATTCTCGTCAAATGTATTGTTAGTTAGTAGGTTGTCCGTAGTAGTCTGGTCTGCCGATATACTTGTCAGCACCAAACTTAACAGGAGTAACCATATGGTTTTTAATAACATTGTTGTCCTCATCTAATATACCACGCTTACGATACTCAGCAATAGCTTCATCACCTATCTTACCATTGATAGGACAAGGGCTACCAGCCGCTATCATGCTAGAAAATACTCTGGGATCTTGGCAAAGCATAGCCGTTGCGCTGATCTTCATGCCTAATTGTGCTAATGCTCTAGAAAGTTTTATCCTTTGACAGTTCTTGTCCTCCACATGCACCCCACCTGAGATACCAAAGAATCCACCTGAGATACCACCTGCTCGTACGACGACACATATGTCTGAGTATGCACCTGATGCACCCATAGATGGTACGGATGGTGGCGTTACTGGCATATCTTTATATCGAATATTGGAATCGGCCGCTTGACACTCGGCAATGTAGGCTAGAACTATAGCAAGGATTACTATAAAGGCTAGGCTGCGCATACATCAATCCGCCTCTGCTATGGTATTACCATCAATAGCCGCCCATTCAAGTATTCTTTGATAGTCTGTATTAGCTGTATCTTTAGGAACATGCATGACAATTTCATTATCAGTTAAAAGGTAGCCAACTAATTCAGAATTAAATTCTATTTTTTTTACTGCTGTTATGTTTGTTATATTAGCCATAATTATAACTCCGCATCTGCTGTATATTGAAAAGAAATACCAGCATTTGTTCCGTTATTACTAAATACTGTAACGCAATCAACATATGCTAAAACTAATGCTACCGTTGCACCATTTGTGCCTGTTCCACCTAGATTTAATGTTGTTAATTTTCCAGAAGTATTAGCTTCATCAAAAATAATCATAGTAGGATTGGCTCTTTTAGAGGTTTTAAAATCTACAGGCAAACATTTTTGACCACTACTTGCTGTTTGAAACCCACATATTCTTCTATTAGATGATGGTTCTGTTGATTCAAAATATCTTCGACATCTTGATAAATTATCGCCAAACGATTCGTATTGAAATGGTGGTATAGTGTCTGCTGTATACTCGCCTACTTCTAGCTGTACGCCTGTAATGTACCAATCGTTAGATGTGCTATCTCCTAAATTAACTTGACCTACTGCTCTGTTGGCATTAGTTGTTGAAGCCCAAGATGTTTCTAATGTGCCAGAACTATAAGTAGTACCTGCTGCTAACCACCAGATTAATCTCATTGAATGTGCATTATCATTTCCAAAAGCACCTGTAGTATCAGCATCAAATGTTAATACTTTTTTCTCCCATGTGTTAGCACTTGATATAGTATAGGCTTGGTTAATATTTCTACTATTATCATTGTCATCTATTTCAAGAATATAAGTTCCAGTTTTAGCTGACTTTACCCAAAAAGATACAGTCATTTTTTCAGCAGAAGAAGTACCTTTTTTAAATAATTGTAGGTCTTGCCCTTCAAATCTATGTTGATACAAAACATAATCTCCCGCTGCTGGACTTGCGTCTGCCGTAGTGCAATCTGCTTTCCAAGAATGTTGAAAGCCAGAGCCAGTAGGTGCGTCATCAGCTTGTGTTACTGTCCATGTACCTAAAGAGTTAACATCAAGTTTCCATCTGTCTGTTGTATATACGTTACTTCCAGAAGTAATACCTGTTGTGCTTGTACCTCTTTGTGCCACATGCATATCACCGTTAATAACTAATGGTTTAGTATTAGGTCTATTGGTTACATGAGATAAATTAGATAACGGTAAGTTACCTGTTACTGCTGGTATGGTTACTGTATTAGTACCTGCTGCTGCTGGTACATCAACGGTTATCTGTCCTGAACTACTGCCTTTAATTACTAGTGCCATTAGTCTGCTGCCTCCGCTGTGTTACCTTTTGCTACCCACGCAAGGTATTCTTGATAATCTGTATTGTTCTCGTTAATAGGAATAGATTTTTTTACGCCATTATCAAGTGTTTGTATAACACCTGAAAGACTTCCAAACTCTGGGTCGTTGTATAATTTATATGTCATAATTCTGCATCCAATCTAAATGTTGCGGTATCGTTACTATCTCTCCTAACCATTCCTGTTTCACCACTATCTAATCCTGAACTTGCGTTAAATTGAATCTCTATAGCTTGAGTTCCTGTTCTTGATGAAGTCGATGTAGTCGTAACTGCTGGAGAAGCAGTTCTACCTGCTATTTCAAAATTGCCACTTGATACAATCGTTGGTATAGTTCTCATTTCAACTGGTGCATATAATATTCCTCTACCAAATGTTCCTGAAAAAATACCAACAAGTACAAGAGTTCCAAAACTACCTGTCCCTCGTAAAGGGTCATACAAATACCTCTGACATCTTATCAAGCTATCACCAAACGATTCATGTTGGAAGGGAGCTATGCTGTTAGCATCAAAAGTCCCTACCTCTAATTGTACGCCTGTTAGATACCATTCATTACTTGTGCTGTCAGCTAGATTAACTTGACCTGGTGCTACATCTCCATTTGCATATGCTGTCCACGCTGAACGTAATGCACCAGATTGCAGACCTGCACCAGCACTTAATAGCCATGAAATTTGTAAACCACTTCCATTATCATTAGTAATAACACCAGCAGTATCACCTGGTATATTTATAATTTTCTTTTCCCATGTATTAGCACTTGATATGGTGTAAGCATAACTTACCTGTTTACTTGAATTGTCTGATTGAAGCAGTCTTACAACATAAGTTCCAGTTTTATTTGACTTTACCCAAAAAGCTAAAGTTAAACTTTTAGCAGATGAAGTTCCAAAGCTAAGATGTTGTAAATCTTGTGCTTCAATTCTTTGCTCAATCAATGTTCCATCAAGCGAATCTAAAGAAGCATCCGCAGTTGCTACATCTACTTTTAATGATTTAGCAAAACCTTGTCCACTTGGAACATCTGAATCTTGCGTTATGGTATATACATTATCTGTTGAATCAATGTCTATGTATTTGAATCTGTCTAAAGTATAAATCTCAGAAGTACTAGCACTAAAAGAAGTACCTCTTTGAGATACCTGCATATCACCATTGATAATTAATGGCTTAGCACTTCTTCTATCTAAGACTGCTGTGTTATCTGCTACTGTGCCATGTAATGTTAGTGCCATCTTAACTCTCCAATGCTGTTATTCTTGCTTCAAGTTCTTGTATCGTTTTAACCAATAATGGTACAAGTTTGCTTTGATCTATGCCTTGATAGTCAGGTAATGTTGCTGTTTTTTCCCATGTCTGTCCATCCTCTTTTTCAGCTTCTATAACATTTTCGTTTAGTACTTTACCGTCTGCATCTTTAATTGTACCTACATCTTTTGTTGCATCTTTTGCACCTGTAATTGCTTCTGGTACTATACTTGATACTTCGTGGGCAAGAAAACCATCTACGGTTGTGTCTGTATCTATTTTAAAATTAAATCTAGCTGGTTTAAGTTGTTTTAATCTTGTGGTTGCATCAAAAGTATAGGTTACATTTTCTTTTAGTCTATAGTCAGAAGATGTATTAAAAGAAGTTGATGAACTACTAGTCTTAATTGTACCAACAGTAGCAGCAGTTGCAGCAGTATTGTTAATAAAAAGTATGTGTGATTGGGTGCTAGTTCCGTCTCTTGCACTATAGATAGCACCATTACCAAATAACACAAGTCCTGAATCATTAGTAGCTGATGGAGCTGCTGTTCTGCCTATTGTAACATGACCACCATTGAAATATGAATTTCCAGATGCTTGAATTTCAACAGTAGCACTTCCACTATTTCTTAATTTTAAACCAGCTGCATCATTTCCACTACCAAATCCAAGAAGTTCAGCTATAATATTAGAACCATTACTAATCTCTAATCCTTGATATTGAGTTGATGATTCTATATCTAATTTATTACCAGGAGAGGTAGTACCTATACCTACATTGCCATTAGCTAAAACTGTCATTTTTGTTGTGCCGTTAGATTGTACATCTATCGCACCACTTGTGTCCGATACTATCTTTAAACCATCACTGGTATCTGCATTAATTTTACATGTCATAAGATGATTAACCTCTCTCCGCTTGGTATGGTTAATGTTACACCACTATTAATAGTTAATGGTCCCACAGTACTAGCTGATTTGCTAGAAGTTATGGTGTAGTTAGTAGT